AACTGCGCCTGGCCCGCCGCGGCCCGGCTGGTCTCCCTCCAACCAGCCTGGGCCTGCGGCGGACAACAACCAATGGAGGAAAGACATGAGCAGCAAAGAGGAAATCAGGGCCGCCGCGGCAAAGAAGTTCAAGACCAAGGACGTGGACCTGGGCGGCGGCGTCAAGGTGACTATTCGGGAGTTGTCCAGAGGCGAACACAACGCCCTGAATCGCCGGTTGTACGAGTGCGACGCGGCCGGCGTGCCGGTAGTCCGCGACGGCCAGTATGTACCGAGGGCCGATGTTGACGCCTGCAACGAATGGCTGGCCGCGACGATGGTGCCCAGCCACACCACGCAGGAACTGGAAGACGATTCGTGGCCGGAATCTCTCAAGCTGGACCTGTACCGTGAGGCCCTGAAACTGAACGGCTTCACCATCAAGGACGCGGTGGGAAACTGATTCTCCAGCCCGATCTGTGGGACGCCATGACGTTCGGGCTGGCGTTTGGCATCTGGGACTATGAGGAGATTCTGGCCTGGCCGGCGCACATCTTCAAGCACTGGCAGGCCAGATTCCTTATGGAGCCCTGGGATGTGCAGAACCGCATGGCGATTGCCAAGTGCAAGATCGAGCCGCCGACGTGGGTCAAGGGCATGATCCGAGACCAGGAGAAGATCGAAGGTTTGCGGCGGCAGAGGCGGTGACGCAATGCCAACCATGACCATGTTCTTTGAGGTGGACGAACTACAAACGCTGCGCGACTACCTGGTAGAAATGGGGCGTCGTGCTTCGCGTGCGGAGTTGTTGCCCATCCTCAAAGAGCACTTCGAGCCAGTGGTGTCGGCCGAGCGGTCCATACTTGGTCCGCACAGCAAGAGCGGGGCCTTGATGGGCAGCCTGAAGGCCCGTTCCGGCGGCGGTGATCGCCCGGGAACCATGAGCGTGTTCAGTGCCCCCACGGCTACCCGCCGCGCCTTGAAGTTGGCCTGGAGCGGGGGCAGGGCACAGCAGAAGCGGTGGGCCAGCAACATCACGCCGGGGCGCGGCCGAAAGTCTGTTTTCTACGGTGGGTTTGTCGAGCACGGGCACCGCATTGTGAAGCGCGGACCGGATGGGCAACTGTACGACACCGGACGCCGCACTGCGCCGGTTCACTTTGCCCTCGGGGCCATGGAGTCCACCGGCGAGGCCCAGGCCGAGAAGGCCGCCCAGGCCATTTTGCAGCACATTCTGGAGTCATAGACCATGGCCAAGATGGACGCGACTATTCGGGTTCGGGCCGACACGCGAGAGGGCGTGAACCGCCTTGATGATTTGCAGCGCGCGGCGGATCGTTCCAAGCGGACCATCGAGCAACTCAACAAGGAACTCCAGCAGCGACAGGCCGCCGGTCTACCCGGCGGAGACCTTCAGACTCGCATCGGACAGGAGGTTGCGCACCTGGGCCGCGTGGCGTCCATGTGGGCCATCGAACGGGCCAACCAGGTCAAGAACGAGTTGGCCGCCACGCGGCTTTCCCTCGACCAGCAGGCCGCCCAGCAGCAGAAGGCGGCACAGGCCAGCGGCAAGATGCACGCCATGGCCTTGTCGATGGACCAGAAGATGTATGTGGACGCCGAGATGAAGAAGATCAAAGCCGTGGAGGTGCGAACCAGGGAAGAATTGAAACTGGCCAACGCCGCCGCCAAAGAGAAGTTGGCTATTGAGAAGAGGTTTCAGGACGAGTCCGCCCGGTACTGGTTGGCCCGGATGAAGTACGAACAACAGGTGATGGCGGCCGGCGGTGCGGCGGGCGGTGCTCGCGGTGGACTTGATGTCCACGGGCGGTGGAATCCGGGGGCCTACAAGGTCCCGGCGGTCGGCAGCATGAGCGCCAGGTTCAGGG